ATTGTAGGCACCTACATTAACCCTACAACTTTTGAAATATCAGCCGTTTTTGGTTCATCGGAATCTGAAAGAAGAAAGCTAATTGACTCAGGGGAAGGATATTTAACATTCTCTGGTTCTGCAGCTGAGGACTTACCTGCTTCAATTACAAGCTCGTTTTCTGTAGGAGATATAAACTACAAGCACGGTACTGTTATAATAACAGATCAAGACTTAGTTAATTGGCTTAACGTGAGTAGTAGTTATACGGCTAGCTGGGAGGCATCTTATCCCGTATTTACATCTAATAACTACTGTAAAGTCTTATCATCTGAATTTTTATTTTCTCAGAATCCTTCTGCATGCCAACCAGAAAGTGTCTTATCCGGCTCTTTAAGCTACTCAGGCGGTCTTCCTAAAGATAATGTTACCGGAAGTGAATTTGCACCCTATATTACAACAGTAGGACTTTACAACGACGCTCACGAACTTATAGCAGTTGCCAAACTCGGACAACCAATTCCTAAATCAAAAAGAAACGATATGACATTTGTTATAAAGTTTGATATATAAATAAAATAATATGTGGTTATATAAAAACGAAGTTATAGATAGTATCGATAAAATGCCGGAGAATACCTACGGTTTTATCTACCAAGTTACTCATCTTCCTACCAATAGAAAATACATTGGTAAGAAAGTTCTCTATTTTATACGTAACGTTAAAATAGGTAAAAAAGAACTTCAAGCTCTAAAAGAAGAAAGAAAAGCTAAAGGCATTGGAGGACGGCCACCGGCAAAAAAGAAAGTAATAAAAGAATCAGACTGGAAGACTTACTACGGTTCTCAAGCCGAAATTAAAGAACTTGTTAGTAAAGGTAAGGAGTCGGATTTTAGCAGAGAAATTCTTAAATTTGTTAACAATAAGAAGCATTTAACTTACTATGAGTGTAAGTATCTATTTATATATGAAGTTCTAGAAAACAATGAAGAGTATATTAACGATAATATTCTTGCTAAATTCTACTCAAAAGATTTTAAATGATTAAACTAGCCGAAATAATTAATATAACCTCAGGCATCGACTACCATCTTAAACACGGTCTAGCTCTTCACGAAAACGTTTATCGATACTCTTCTAGGGAATTTATAGATTTATTTGCACAAGCAAGACAGTTATATAGCGAAGGTAAAATCGACTTAATACAAGCCGATATAGACTTAATATTAGAAACGGATATTGGAGAATACGGGATATACGAAGGTACACAAGTACCTCTCGATCTTCCAATGCTTAATGAAGCAGAGTATCAAGGTAAAAAAGTACAGTTGAACAAGCCCAAAAGAGGCGGTAGTAAGAAGTTTTACGTTTACGTTAAGAATCCTAAAACCGGTAAAGTTAAAAAAGTTGCTTTTGGAGCTAAAGACGGCGGTGGAAACTTAGCAGTAAAACTAAAAGATCCAAAAAGAAGAAAAGCTTTTGCCGATCGTCATAATTGTAAAGACAAAAAAGATAAAACTAAAGCAGGTTATTGGTCATGCAGAGTTGGAAGATATTGGAAATCTCTTGGTGGAAGCAAAAACTATCCTGGATACTGGTAAAGAACTCTACTGCCCGTCCATATAAGGAAAAAGTAAAAGATAATGTTTCGTTGAGAAAGTTTTACAGCGATGTAGACGAAAACGAACTTGTATGGCATAGAGATAGAGAAGACCGAACTATTGTAGTTCTAGAAAAAACAGATTGGCTCATACAGGTCGATAACCAACTTCCACTACCTCTTCGAAAAGGAGCTAGTATTTTTATCCCTCAGGGGATGTATCATAGAGTTATCAAAGGTACTACTGATCTTGTAGTTAAGGTCACTAAACATAGTTGATCTTTGTTAAATAATTTACCATATTATAGTACGTACGTAAATTAGTTATATGCAAGATTACTCAATATTATTAGGAGCGCTTGAAAACGTTCTAGGTAAAAGTCAAAAAAGGGCTAGGGATAACCATGCCTTTTACTGTCCTTTCTGTAATCACAAGAAAATGAAACTTGAGATTAAGCTAGGTACTACTTCCGACGGTAAGAACCCTTGGGAATGTTGGGTATGCCGGACCCGGGGACGTACAATCAAGTCTCTCCTGTACCAACTAAAACTTCCAAAAGAGCAAGCAGTAGAAGTCCTAAAGTACGTACATAAAGGAGACGATTCTTTTTACCGTATTGAAGAAAGCGTTTCTCTTCCTGAAGAATTTAGACCTATATCTGATCTTTCTCCCACCTCTATTTTAGGTCAAAAGTTAAGAAAGTATTTACATAAAAGAGGAATCTCTGATGTTGATATACTAAGATACAACATAGGGTTTTGCGATAAAGGAGAATATTCAGGAAGAATAGTTATACCTTCCTACGACGAAAACAATAATCTAAACTTCTTTGTCGCCCGTACCTATGAAGACAACTGGATGAAATATAAGAACCCAGAAGCATCAAAAGATATAGTTGCATTTGAAAACCAAATAAACTGGAACCAGCCAATAATACTTGTGGAAGGAGTATTCGATGCTATGGCCGTACGTAGGAATGCAGTACCGGTTCTAGGAAAAAGTCTACCTCAAGCATTACTAAAGAAAATTGTGTCTGCCGGTAGCGAAGATATTTACATAGCCTTAGATGGAGATGCTAAGAAACAAGCTCTCTCATATTCTGAGCAATTGTTAAACATGGGTAAGAACGTTTACCTGGTCGAACTTAAAGATAAAGACCCAAGTGAAATGGGCTTTACCGGTTTTACTAACCTAATACAAAAAGCTCAAAGACTTGACCTCTCTTTACTTTTACAACATAAAATGTCATCATGATTAAATCAGGAACAGATATACTAAAGGAACATAGTAAAAATAACTTACAGTTTGATGCAAAACTTAAACAAATAAACTTTCTAGATAATAGAGTTTATAAAAGGGGAGATAAAATGTACTACCCTTCTGTAACTACCGTTCTCCAATACATGCCTAAGAATAAGTTTTTCGAAAGATGGCTTATGGATGTAGGGCATAATGCAGATATTATTAAAAGAAGAGCTGGAAAAGAAGGTACTCAAGTACATATGGCCGTAGAAAGCTTATTAAAAGGAGAAGAAGTAGAATGGTTAGACGAATACGGAAAAGCTAAATATAATCAAAAAGTCTGGGAGATGATAAACAAATTCTACGACTTCTGGACTACATACAAACCAGAACTTATTCACTTAGAAGAATTCGTATACTCAGACGAACATCAATATGCAGGTACAGCCGATTTAGTTTGTAAACTAGACGGAGAAGTGTGGTTATTGGATGTCAAGACTTCTAACTCTCTACATAAATCTCATGAATTACAGCTTGCCTCTTACGCAATTGCTATGAAAGAATGTAAAGGATTGGATATAGATAGAACCGGTATTATCTGGTTAAAGTCTTCTAAAAGAAAAGCTTCAACTAAGAAAGGAGTTTATCAAGGAAAAGGCTGGGAGCTTAAATCAATAGATAACATTGAAGAGAACTTCGAATTGTTCAAACTTATATACAGACTATATAGACTCGACTATCCCAATATTGAACCTATTTATAAACAATACCCTACAACTCTTAAACTCTAATTTTCTCCAATGGGCGGTAATATATTTGATTTAGCAAAGCCAATTAAGAAGGAACATATTAAACCAACTCTCTTTGAATTTTTTAGAGAGCTTACTCAAATCTTTCCTAAAGCAGGCCCTTACTTCAAAGGCATGAAAACTCTAGGCTCTGTCGGAAAAAAAGACTATTCCGGCGATATTGACCTAGCACTTTCTGGCGATGCTTTTGATAAGATAGAAGACTGGGGATTAGATAAAAACCACGTTCAAGAGTTATTTGATAAATTTAAGAAGAGATCAAGAAGTGCCACTGACGACCAACTGATGAAGAGAGCTGTAATAGTTAGTGTAGCTGAAAAGATTCAAGAATCTAATAAAGATATTGAAGTCGACATAAAAGGCAGCGGATCAGGAGCTTTAT